GACGGCTTGGGTGACGTAACCTGAAATCGCCTGTTCGATCAGGGTTCCAAGGTTGGTATTAGTGGTATTGCCCCATGTACCGGCTTGGTCGCCCGTACCGGGAAGTTCAATAGCCAAATTTGTGCTGTACGTACTAGCCATGTGTCATTACCTCACGCCGCAATCTGTGTCCAATTTGGGTTTTGCGACGTACTAATTTCGTTCCAATTTGCCGTTTGAGAATCGTTTATATCTGTCCAATTTGCATTTTGAGCAGGATTAATAACCGACCAAATATTTACTGCACCTATAACACCTGTTCCGGTTACACCAGAGACTACAACATTTGCCCCGGCAGATGTAGTAACCGAGCCAACCGCACCCGTAGCCGATACGCCCGTGACAAAAACGTTAATGCCAACCGCTACACCGACGGTGCCAATCTGCCCCGTTCCTGCCACGCCTGTGACAGAGAGAACTTGATCGGTCTTAACCGAAACGTCGCCAACTTGACCCGAAGCCTGAACGCCCGTTACCGCTGCAACTGCCGCTGCAGCGACAACAACATCCCCAACCTCACCCGTTCCCGCAACGCCTGAGACGATAACTATGGTTTCTGGGATAACAACAACCGTACCGATTTGACCTGTTGCTGCAACGCCGGTCAGGGAGACATTAGCCTCCGCAACGACCGTAACCGTACCAATTTGGCCTGTAGCCGAAACGTCCGAGACCAAGACAACGGTATCGGCTGCAACCGTGACATTGCCAACCTCGCCAGTCGCCTCAACGCCGGTAACAAGAACATTGGCAGCGCCAACGACAAAGACATCCCCAACCTGCCCCGTACCCTCAACGCCGGTAACAGGAATATTTGCCGCAGCGACAACTGTAACGGTGCCAACTGCACCGCTAGCCGAAACGTCTGTAACTACAACAACTGCAGACGCAGCAATTCCTACCGTGCCGACTTCACCAGTCGCGGTAAGATTACCAACTCCCTGCCCCCAACCTTGTTCGCCCCAGCCTACGCCGGAAGCGTTCCAACCGTCGAAGGCGACTATGACGCCTGCCACGGCCCTTGCCTAACTAAATTAGGCGATACGAAGGATCGCAGTAGAAGCCGCAGCAGCCGGGAATTGGATGGTGAAGTTACCAGCGGTCGAGGTCTTATCCCCGCCAAACGCCAGCACCGCAACAGCCTTATTTCCCTGAGTCGAGTTATAGATCAAAGCACCGTTGGCTGTGATCGTTGCACTCGGGAAGGTCAGATCATCAAAGTCGATGAACGCCGTCGTGCTGCTGGAAGTCGGTACCTGCGAGATCGTCAGCGTCAGCCCACCTGCCGTGTAGTTCGTGCCAGATGAAGACACTTCGTCAGTCACCGTGTATGCCGTGGTAGTGGCACTGAGCGTAGCCGATGAAGTGTAAAGCGCGAGTTTGAACGTATCAGCCGTGGTTGCAGCACGAATCACGCCCGTACCAAAGTTGTGAATACCATCCAGAATCTCGACCTTAAATGAGGTCGTCATGGCCTGAGTAATCGCCATTTTTAATCTCCTAGATGCTTTGCAGCATCATTAAAACCATTTTCAATAAGGATACGACGCGCATTCATCCGTTCGGAGTCTTGCGCCTCTTGCAGGTACTTTGTAAGTACCCGTTTTAATTCTTTCTCCGTTTGTACACGAAGAATGCGGGTGGTAGCCCGTTCAGCAATCTCTTCCGGAGTATAACCCCGGTTGCTCGTCGTCTGGACAAAGACCTGCCCAAGTTCTACATCGCCTTCAAAACTCATGTGACAGGCACCCTAACTTGTCCAGAACGGTACGCATCCTGACGATCCAAACCGTCACCAAGGCGTTTCAGTTGCGCTACGGCTTCCATGTACTTCTGGTCGTAATACTGCATCATGTCCTGCTCACCCTTGAGGTAAATGTACGCCTCACGAAGCGACCCATAGAGCAGCACCGTTTCAAAGTTATCGCCAAGCCACGACGTATTCGCGCTAACGATAGAAGTCGGATAATAGTAGTAATGCAGTTCAGCCGTGTATGCAAGATTTGGCGTAGGCCCAATAATCATGCTCGTATCATCCCAAATTGCATAGTACTTAGGCTTGCCGTACGAGTTTGGCGGCGGGTACGCCTGTCGGATGTAGTTTACATCCTTGTTTAAAAGGTACTCATACTCACCCGTTGTCGGGTCAATCACAGCCAAAGAGAACGTCGAAAGCCAATCCACCGGCAACTGAAAGTACTGAAAGTTCTGCGTCATCGTGCCCGTGACGTTCTTCCGAATAGCCGGAATCTGAACTGAGTTATAAATCCGCTCTTCCGCAAGCTCGACAAAAGTCGGGATATTCGCCACGAAGGAAGTCTCCGTGGACTGACAATAATCCTGAATTAGTTGCGAAAGCTGACTGTAATTCACGGCGACCAACCCGCCCGATACTTAGCGTTATTTTCAAGATTAATCTGTGACACAAACTTCGTGCCTTTAGTTGCGGCACCTGCACCTTTCATCTTCATGTGAGTGACGCCCTTGTTTACGTCCGTATCAGGATAGCCATTACGCCCCGTTGATTCAGGATTGGGCTTCGGCTGATTGTAAGAAGTATTTTTCATTAGTGTCCCCTTTGATTCATCACTTTAGCCATACCGCGACCGTACTTCAGCATGTCGCTGCCAGTTTTACCGCCATGACCAAATTTCTTTACGCCTTTTTTGCCTTTGTGCATACGAGATTCATGCTCTCGTACTTCTTCTTTCGCAACTTTACGCATTCCGTTCTTCATCTCAATCTCCTAGGTCGTAACGACCGTAACCGTTCCAATTTCTCCAACCGGGGCAAGATCATTCGGAGTTAGTCCTGCATCATTTGCTCTAGCTCCACCAACCGGGTTCCAGCCCCATTGAATTACTCGACTGCCACTTGCACCATCATTACCAATTTCGTAAAAACTTAAATCAGGCCGTGGATTCCGTATAGCTTGCGGATCATCAACAGGGTAAAGACCCAATGACAACTGCGGCTGATCTGGCTCCCAACACTCTGGACAAACCAAGATGTTGACATTTTTGGTCTTGATTGTCAGAGATTTTAATTGCCGAAGTTTGAAACGAAATCCACATCGGTCGCACTCCGCAATCGCGTGTTTGCCACTTGCAAATCTGTTTGGCATTAGTAGCCACCCAAGAAACTCTCACGTGGCACGAACCGAACCGCCGCCTTCTCACGATCTTCTCCAGATGCCAAATCCCAAGCTTCGTCATATTGAGCCTTGAGCATCGGCATACGAACATCCGCGCCGGGAATTTTCATCGATAGGTAATAAGCTAAACCAGCCACCATGCAAGGCATAAAACGAAAAGGAATGTCTTGACCGTTTACACCCGTGCCGGGATCAAACATACGGCGAAGCCGGGTATATACCAACGTCCAAGTCGTCGTGTTGTCAGGCTTGGGCCAAACTACAAATTGTGGATAAACCACGGCATCATCCGCACCTGTCGCACCCGTACGCCGGTTAATCCAAATTTGAATTGGACGCCCCGTCGCGTTCTTGTTAGGGATTGAAAGGTAGGTACTGGATGAAATGCGCGTGATGTTGATGTCTTGCTGGTTCGTACCCGTACCCGTACGGATCACGTGGTCAAGTAGGTCAACCGTATCCACCGGTAAATCATATGTACTTTGATTATAAGTCAAAGTCTGAGTGCCTTGCTCCAACGTCCATAGGTTAATGCCGCGATTTGCCCAGTCCATCAGCAGGAGGGCAAGACTACGCTTCGACGTACGGAAATCGTAACCCGTACGCAGTTCAGCCCCACAACGCTCGAAAGCCTCTTCAATAATCGTATTGAGGTCGAGGTTAAATTCTGTGGTGGCTGTAGTCTTGTCTACCATTACATGCCCTGCCTTCTATATGACCTTACTTTTTCTTTAATGCCTTTAGGCTGCGAAACAAACTGCTTGCCTTGAGCTTTGCCACGGCGCTTTGCAGCCGTCGTACGAGCGTATTCCGCAGGGCTGAGAGCTTTGATTGCAGCTTCCGGTAGATACCTTTCACCCGTTTTGCTAGAGGGTTTGCCACTTTTGGTTCTCCATTTCTGATCACCCCACGCTTTAAGAGACTGCTGCGGAGCTTTCATTTGTACCCGCCGCCTCGTGCCTTATAAGTCTTTGCCAGTAACTGTGCCTTTCTTGCACTCCACTGGCCTGCCCCAGTGCCTTGAACGGCACGAGCCTTAATAGACTCAAACAAGCTCTTCCGCATACCGGGCTTAGTGTAGTTACCAGATTGATTGACCTTGCTCTTGACCTTACCGCCTTCAGCGTGACGAATTGGTTTGCCGGTACCAATCACAGGCTTATTGTCCCCACGGCGCTTGGCCCTAGGGACTTTCCTTGGAGCAATCACGCCCATGCCTCGGGAAGGCATCATACAAAACGGCCCTTTGTCCGACCCCGCTGAGCGATACCGTCCCCACGAGCTTGCTTCGTTTTGACCTTACCCCCACGACGCATCTGCTTTGGGATTTCTGCTTCGTCAACAATTCCAGCGTTAGGGTTTTTAAAAGGGTTAGTTCGCTTAGTCCCACCAACTTCTTGACCGGCAACAGTCACCGTCATGTTGTTAGTCGAACCTGCATCACCGCCGGGGGCTGAAGGAAATGGGTACTGCGGGGCCACAGCGTCATAACCGCCGCCCGTAATAGGCACGCCACCTCCCGCCGAATACCTGCGTTTCTTCACACCATCCGTCCCCTAGTCTTACCCTTCTTGGCAATACCGTCTGCACGACGTGAAGCCGACGAGATCGAGCCACCCGCAGCGTACTTCTTCACCGCACCACCTTCGTTCATACCACGAGGGCGAACAGGCATAGGTCTACGCATCGGAGCACGCATCGGAGCACGCATCGGAGCACGAACAGGCATCGGACGAGCCCGACCCATCATCGGCTGGCGTGGTTGAGCCTGAACCGTCGGGAGTTCAAGGCCCGGAGTTCCACCAAACGCTCCCGGCGCAATGCCCATGTTCGGCGCACTCGGCACGGTCGGAGGCTGAAGCCCCGGAGTCCCACCCAACTGACGCGGCTGCACAGGGATAGGCGGCATATACGGCACACCAAAGCTTCCCTGCACCGTCCCACTCGGATCAGCCGCAGGGCCTACCGGAGTGTTGCCTAGCATCATGCCACCGGCTTGGTACTTTTTAACCTTGTGCCCTTTCACTTTACCGCCCACTGCCATGCCTTCAGTTTCATCTACAAACGGGGGCGGTTCGGGTGGCGCATCTTCTTCGTCTGTTCTCTCTGGCGCTCTCATGCCACCACCAAGAATTCTTTGCATTGCCATATCGGTAAGTGGCGGAGGGGCAGGAGAAATTTTCTGACCGATATAGGTACCTAGATTTCCACCGATACCTGCACCAATGGGTCCACCTAACATCGCGCCTCCAATAAGGCCAATGTTAGAGGCCAACCCTTGACGGGTGCCAAAATTCCGCTTCATGAATTCTTTAAATACTTGCGGATCAGGTTGACCCGCAGGGACGCTTCCACCATTTCCCATGGTGTAAGGCATCATGCCACCGGCTTGGTACTTTTTAACCTTGTGCCCTTTCACTTTACCGCCTTTACGCATCCCAGGATAAAAATCTTCGTAAAAACGTTGCGGAGGCTGAATGGGGAGATCGTGCATATTGTCACGGTAATGGTCGTAAACACCTTTAGCCGCCAAAGCAGCGTTTACAAGTACGCCGCTCGGAGTTGTAAGTCCAGCAAGTCGTGCTGCGCCTGTACCTAGACGCATGGCAGAACCTCCCAATTTTGATAGGGCTGAAGCAGGTGGCTTAGATGCTGGGGTTGGAGCAGATCGGCCACCCTTACTCATTTTTTTAACACTACCGCCGTGTTTCATACCAGAAGTACTTTCACGCATCGCCTTTTCATAAGCTTCGCGCATCTTCCGCTCTTTTTCTTTTCTTTCCGCTTCTTTTAAAGCCTCACGCTCTTTACGTGCGGCGGCGGCTTGTTCAGGAGAACGACGAGGGTTTTGTGGGCCTTTCGGCAACACTCCGCCCTCTGCCATCCTTTTTACACTTCCACCATGCTTGAACACGCCACGGCCTTTCAGCACATCAGCGCGGGTTACGCGACCGTCACCGGTCAAGTCGGGGAAGTTCCTAGCCATTAGCATTCACCTCCATAGCGCATTTTCACGATCTTGCCGCGAGTCTTGCCCTTATGGGCTACGCCATCGGCTTGACGACGGAACACTGACCCACCGTTTGAGTACGCCATGCCACCACCAGCGTAGCGATGCTTCTTGGGGGCCTTATGCTTCATGCCGCTGTGGGCACTACCACCCTTGGCCAACTCAGAGGGGCCCTTCGACTTACGAATTTCCTCAAGTTTCTTAAACTGCTCTTCAATATTACCGTTATCGTCGTCTTTGCCCGCCAAATAACCGCCGAGGCCACTTAATGCGCCAACAGCAGTCAATGCAGCGCCAAGCCTTCCGCCTCGCAATCCGACAGGAGGCGGAGTAACCGGACGTCTCATTGCCGCGTTAGTTACTCTATTGACGTAAGTCTGGGGCAGGTTCTGCTCTTTAGCGAATTTCTCAAGCATTTTTACTTCGTCAGATTTCTGATACCCTCCCAACGGAACACGATTTCTTGTGATGTATCTCATCTCTGCTTCACTCGGTAATGGGCGCCCTGTGCGGCTGAAGCCGCCACTTTGAAACTTCCGCACGCCCTTCTTCATCTTGCCGCCCATCTCCGCCTCTTCATGGCGAATCATGGACTTTGGAGCGCCCTTCTTTTTCATGAAGGCAAGTTCTTTTTTCACCATTTCTTTCGATTCGGCTTTGCCGCCCTTACGCATAATCATCGGGGCACGGACACGACGGCGCATCGGCATTTCTTCCATTTCGTAACTCGCCATCGGACGTACACGATACATTTCGTCAAGACCCTTCGGACGCATACGATCCATTTTGTAACTCGACATAGTAGATCCTCCAGAATAAAATTTTCGGCCTTTGTCAGCCTTCATAAAGTCACGACCCACAGATTGAGATATACCAAGACGTTTGGCTGCTTTGGGGTCGTTAGCAACCAAGGCCATCAGACGATGTTGTTTAGCAGATTTACTAGGCACGGTTTTTCCACTTCTTAATCCAACCTTGTACGGTTTTAGTTTCGTAAATACGGATACCCGTCCACAAAATAGTAAATATTGCCGCAACAGACGGAAGCATTTCGATTAGAGTTCCTATTACCGTAAAGACAGATAGCGCGTCACCCACGTTTTTTAGGGTTTCAACATTTTCGTCTTTCATTTTTAGCAATTCCATGCGCGAAGTGATTTATTGATCCGACTGTTCGGATCGTTAGCAGTCTTGGCACTCGTCAGTTTCTTTTTCATGCCCGACATACGGGCACAGAATGATTTCTTACGCGCACCGCCCTCGGGTTGAGGACGCTTGAGACCCGGCTTACCGGGATTAGCACGGTTGTAGGAAGCCCTGCCTTTGGCATTCAAGCCGCCAGCAGGATTCTTACCTTCCTTGCGTTGCCACGCAGGAGTTTTAGCCATAAATCACCAGCGTGGAGATAACGGCTGACGGGACGATGTAAATGCTCGTTTGGAAGAGCAATCCTTCACCCGGCATCAGGGTGTAGTCCGCAGAAGTTGAACTTGCCTTGGTGTTTAATACGATCTTGACTGGGCCACTAACCCCGCCGTCACGAAACGTCAC